AAAATAAAATAAAATAAATAATCGAGATAGCTAGCTTATCTATGAAATAAAAGTTTTTATTTTATTCTAAATGCTAATATTGTTTGATTAAAGTTAACTATCACGATTTATTGCTTTCCTTCGCGAACGGCGACCCCTTATGAGCCTTTGTATCGTGGTCGCCGCCCTATGCGAACGTGAACGTGAACGCGAATGCGAATGCGAACGCGAATGCGAACGTGAACCTCTTTTGACCGGTAAGATACGGATTTCGTAAACGGATGCATCTTGGCCAGCCTGGCAATGCGCCGCTGAAACCGCCCGTTCACCTGCTGAACCTGGTCCAAATAAGAAATTATGCGAGGCAATGCTTAGCATGGGAGGCCGGTGCGTTTCCACAAGTTCAAATGCTTGTGACGGTTGCTGTGAAAAAATGATATGCCATAAATGAGAAAAAGATACCAACCCTTGGATTTGACTGAAAGAGCCGATGGATAAATACGGAACAGCCTTCATAACACTATCTGAAATTCCCTTAAGCCCGTGAGTACCAAAATCACGTATCTTGTCACACTCGTACTTGATAGAAACGGGGTTGTTCATTAATTCAAACAATTTGCCTTTTGTTATCACATAAAAAGAATGATGTATTTTAAACGCCAAAGTGTATGGATCTCCGTTCAGAGCGTCTACTACATTTTTATCTTCCCCGTCTATCAAATCCGAATAGTGGGAATCAAGTTTTAACACATTTCTACTGACTGTAAATTGTGGTGCGGGCATCCCGGTTGGGTTATATTCATCATTGCCTAGCAGCGCGCCGGTTCGGTATACGATTCTTTGACTGGGTGGAGCGGCAGCGGCAGCAGCAGCAGCAGCAGCAGCAGCAGCAGCAGCTCGAGCAGCATCGGCCGCATCAGCTTGTCGAGCGGCTCGACGCATAAATTGAGGAACAAGATGGTATTGATTGGATGTTATTAAGGCCGTGATGCGTGGCCCATGCGGCACGTGAGATCCACCCCATTTTTTCCTTTTTACTGTTCGTTTTTTTTTATAAAATTTTTTTTTATACGGTTTCATTGGTTATTTATTTTTAATGTTTTTAATATATGACAATAAAATAAATAATTGAGTTTTATCAATTTCGTAATTTATTTTTATTTTTATGAAAATCAATATAAAAGAAAATAATTATGTATCGTATAAACCAGTAAAAAGTATTTTTTGAGGTTGAAAGGTTCATTGCGCATACGAAACTACGAAAATGAAATACAACGGCGAACCCCAAAATGCAACGGACGTGCCGTCAAATTTTCACGCGCTTTCCGGATCGTGGACGCTTTGGTCGCATTTACCCCATGACACAGACTGGAGTTTGAACAGTTATACTAAAATCTGCCAGTTCAACACGGTAGAAGAAGCAGTTGCAGTTACAGAAATGCTTCCGCCCAAGTTGATTGTAAACTGTATGCTTTTTTTGATGCGTACTGGAATATCACCTATATGGGAAGACGTTAGAAACCGTAACGGTGGTTGTTTTTCATACAAGGTCGCAAATGCCGACGTTCCATTTAGTTGGAAACAGTTGACATATTCGATCGTCGGAGAAACGATATCCAATACGCAATCCATTCTACCTCACGTAAATGGCATAACCATTTCCCCCAAAAAAAACTTTTGTATTGTTAAAATCTGGCTCGGAAACTGCGAGTTTCAAAGTGCGGCCGTAATACGCGAACTTGTCGGGATTACGCCCCACGGCTGTTTGTTCAAACGGCATGTTCCGGAGTATTAGAATAATATTTTTTTCACATTATATCGTAAAAGTAATTGAATTCAATATGAAGACTCAAATAATTTTGTTGACAATTACGGTAAGTATTGTATTGTACGCTATCAGGTTCCACTTTTCCACTTTAGTGAACCCAGAAAAGTGACAATGAATGTCGTTTCAAATAGTGAACAAACCATTAGACACAATTATGAAAAATGAAAAGTATAGCTGGTATAGTAGGCCTAGTCGGAATGATCGGTATTATACTCTTTATTTTGATCAACATGTTTGAAAGACCATTCTATTTGACAAAAGTAATTTCGGACATTTTTCGTATTTAAAACATATTAAATGTATATTTGTATTTTATTTCATAAAGTAAAATACATTTAATTTACTTACATGGACACTTACAAAACACTCGTTGAAACATCATTTCAAAACGCTGAAAACAATATTTCAAAAATTACAAATGACATTATTACTATGGAAGGCATGAGTGGAACCAAAACAAGACACTTTTATAATAATTTACTAAACACGGAAGACGCAAGATACTTGGAAATTGGAACATGGAAGGGTAGTTCCGTATGTTCGGCTATGTGCGGAAATAAAGCAAAGGTGGTCTGTATAGACAATTGGAGTGAATTTGGAGGTCCTAAATCGGAATTTTTGGTTAATTTCAAAAAATTCAAAGGAGAAAATGAAGCAATATTTATTGAGAATGATTGTTATAAAGTAAACGTTTCAGCATTACCCAAATTTAATATTTACATGTATGATGGAAATCATACGAACGAAAGTCACTATAAGGCGTTATTACACTATTATAGCTGTTTAGATGACATATTTATTTTTATTGTAGACGATTGGAACTGGAAAGATGTGAGAGATGGAACAATCAATTCTATTCGAAAGCTGAACCTAAAAGTATTGTATGAAAAAGAGATTAGATTGACTTGGGATAACTCTGTTACTCCCGAACCCGACCTATCAAAAACTTGGTGGAATGGAATCTATGTTGCTATTTTACAAAAATAACTCACAACAAGCCGGCAGTAAAACATTTGAAAACAAACTACGTTTTTAAATATTTTGAATATTGGAATAAAAGAACAAATGAACAATGAACAAAACCACCGCACGGCGAATCGCCGTTTAGTTGGAGTAAGCCAGACCACCCATACCGCTCATGATACGAAGAACGTTGTAGTTGGTGGCAAACACGCGAACCTTGGCAGTGCTGGTACCCTCGACGGTAGCATTGGACAAAACCAGCTGGAGAGTAGCATTGTCAATACGAGAGAAGTTGCAAGAGCCGGATGGCTGGTGCTCTTCGGGGCGAAGGGCGAACGAGTACAGGTTGATACCGGTGTCTGGGTTGCGAGTGTGGTGCTGCCAAGGCTGAACGAGGTCGAAGTAGGTGCCTTCACGCTCAGAGAAGCGATCCTGGCCGTTGAGCTGGAGCTTGGCGGTAACAACTGGGTTCTCACCCCAGCAGTGCATGTCAAGAGCAGTCTCGGCAAGGACGAAAGTGCCAGCATCAGAAAGAGCAGACTCCTGGCCACCGTCGAGGCCGCCAGCGTAACCGGTAGCACCGACCTTCCAAGGGGTATTGCCAGCGACAGTGACATCCACTGCACCGGCAGACTCGAAGAGACCATTGGCATCGATGAAGCCGGCGGAACCACTGACAGAGGCAGGGCCTCCGAAAGCGTGAATGGCGTTGGGAAGAGCGTCGAGGGCATCAGTGTAGTTGAATGGCTGGGCACCAAGAAGCTTGAACAGGATGTTGGAAGCATCAAGAGACGAGCAGTAGTCGACATTGGCATCACGCTGAACGACCCAGATAAGCTCCTTGACCGGGTGGTTGAAGTTGAGCTTGATCTTGTTGGAAGAAGAACCAACGGACTCATCACCAGTGAACTGGAGCTGTTCGATGAGGTACTCATGGGGGTTCTGGGCCATGCGCCTGCGCTCATCGGTGTCGAGGAACACGTAGTCGACATAGAGAGAAGCGGCAACCAGGGACTGGTTGTAGGCAGCGTTGAGCTTCTGGTTTCCGTTGGTGGCGACGATGGAACCGACAGCCCACAAGCACTCGTCGATGGGGCGAATGTCGAGGTTGATCTTGACTTCGTGGTACTGAAGAGCGATCAAGGGCAGGGCAAGACCGGGGTTACGGCAGAACCAGAACTGGAAGGGGATGTAAAGGGTGGTCTCGGGGAGAGCCTTGCGGGGAGCGCAAACCTGGCGAGGAGCGTTGGAGTCGCAAGGGCCGTCAACATCGGCGAAAGTGGGGTCGCAAATGTAAGTCAACTGGGTGGTGTTGCCGATCATCTTGTAGTAACCGCGCTGCTGTTCGGTGGACATGGTGAGCTGGCACCAGATGTGCATCCAGTCACCGTACTGGCGGTCAATGCGCTGACCACCGATCTCAACCTCAACCTGAGAAATGAGCTGCTCACCGGGGAAATCAAGCCAGCGGGCATAAACGCCGGCGGAATTGAGACCCTGGCCGATTTCGGGAAGGGTCACCTGAAGGTAAGTGCGGTAAGCCAAGTCACCATTGCGGCTGATAGTGCAGGTAACACGCCTGCCAAAGTCAGCCTGGCCGTTGAAAGTCTGTTCGATAGACTCCATGGCAAAGTTGGTGTGCCTCTTGTAAGAGACCTTCCAGAAGGTAATCTGAGGATTACCGGTAAGATAAACGTCTTGTGCGCCATAGGCGACGAGTTGCATTAAGCCACCTCCCATTGTAGTAGATTGTTAAGTTGAAGTTTTGTAGTTTATAGTATGCCTAAAGAAAAAAATTTTTAGAAAAAACGAATAATTGTTTTTGATTTTTGATTTTGATTTTTTCTTTTCTTTTTCGAAATTTCGTTTTCGATTTTTGATTTTTGGTTGGGTGGGTTGTTTCTCTTCACCATTGTTTTACCTAAAGTTTCCTTAACTAAAAATAAAAAATGTAAAAACGTATATACCGGTGATTAAAATCCGGGTGCCGATATAAATACGGGTGTGTCGGATGCCGCCCCTTCACCGCCGACCTGTTTGCCCTTGATCGCGGTTTGATTAAATTGTTTCAGCGTATACAGTCCTATAATTGCAGAAGCATACACGGACAGCACGTTTTGAACAATTACTTTCAATGGCGCGGTTTCTCCTGAGACAAATCTCATATCAATAAACCGGATAATAAAGTACACGATTGCTATTGCGGCTCCTTCAATGAACATTTCTTATGTATGTATGTATGTGTATGTATGTATGTATGTATGTATGTATGGTATGGTATATATATACGTATTACGTGTATAAAAAACATTTTATTTTTACGCAAATTACTCTACAACATTCACATTCCAAACTGCGTGAAATCCGCAAGTACCGGTCGCGGTACCGACATGGATCCGTTTGAGCTCACCGAATAATTTGGAACTTTTTTACACTCAAAAGAAGGCTCGGGGCATCTTGCGCATGCGGGGCAAGGTGGGCATTTTTTATTCTTAGATCCTCCCGTACCTCGAAACGCTGCACCCAGTCCATTACTAAGTCCGCTCGAGTCCTCTTGTTCTAATTCCAAATTTGAATCTTCGCCGCCGTCGTCATCATCACCATTGGGTTCGCCGGATTCTTGGTCGCGATTACTAAACCCCGGGTTCATTGGACAACTTGGCGGTACAACTTGCGATTTCAAAACGTATAAATGTTCTTGCCCGGGTGGAATCTGGTCGTTTGTAATTCCTTTGGACGAATCCGATTTATTCGATAACTTCTCGCGCAGTGGCGCATATGGCTCAAATGTTTCTAATTCTTTATGAATATTTGATGGCAGAATTGTATCAAAGAGCGAATCCAAGGAGCCGAATGGTTCGATGTCGGGTGGGGGCAGAAGCATCGGGTCGCTTTGACCATTATCACGGTTGCTTAAACTTGGGTCAGTCATAGGCACTTGTGGTGGTGGTGGTGGTAATAGATCACCGCCGGTATGCTGATTTGTTGTTTCACTTTTATTCTGGTTTCCTTCCTTATGTTTATCACCTATATCGATAAACCTTCCTAAAAAAGATCCTAAGAGTAAAGACAGCAGCAGAATTCCAAACAAGTGTACACTATTTAATTTCATTTCTTTCTTCACTAAAAAAACAGTTATTTAATTGATTTATTTAATAGTATACTAGATATTATTTTATGGACAAAATTGATTTATTTTAAAAATTAGATAGTGTGATAGAGATAGAGATAGATACATAAAGATATTATTATATGGGTTATAAAATGAACGATCCAGGAGACGATGCAACCTTTCCAAGTATATGCATTCCATTCTCGAAAATAAGATACGGTCATGCGAATGATAAAGTAATCAATGAAACATTTGTCAAAAAATGTTTTGGGCGATACGGTAGTATCGCTCACGTTGTCATAAAGTCTCATTCCACTGACGTATGTCATTTGACAACTGCACCTGAACACGCATTCACGTCTTCGCATACCCAATCGAAGGTTGCGGAGTATTATTATAGCATCGTAATTCATTTTAACAGCTGGGATCTTGAAAACAAGGAAGCTAAATACGTGAGATCCGTTTTGATGTCTCCGAACGAGTTTTCCAACTTGAAACTTGTATACGATGGCCCGTGGTACTGGAAGTTCTTTGCGTTCAGACCGAAACGTCCAAATCTAAACAAATATTAAGATTAAGAATAGGGAATAGGGAACAGGAGTGGGTGGGGGTGGTGGGGTTTGGTTCATTGGGCATGCTCGTCGTATCTGCGAATCGGGTTCACATAATTGGCAACACGTTCGACGAATGCGAATTGTATTCGGGATGAAAATTCTTGCTGTATGAACCGGTCAACAAAATCTTGAATTGTGGAATACGTAACCACCTTATTTTTCAATGAATTAAGGTAATAAACAGCTGGATCGTCCCCGTTTTTTATAACCGCGGTCCAGTGCCCGCCGCGCGGTGAACCGTTCTCGTTGACCAGCATTTTCCATTCAGAAGTGGTGCCAAGTGATAACAATGTAGCAGAGACGGTGTCCTTGTCATTTGATGGATTTTCCATGGAATGGTTTACAAGTGACAGCGCTGCCATCAACAGCGAAATACTATGATTTTCGTATGACAAGCATTCAAACTCGCCGCGAATCGCACTCGAATGGGTTTTCTGTAGCTTTTTGTTCATTGTCAAACAAAGCTGATGCAGGTTAATCAGTCCTTTTGGAGGAGGTGCAGTTAAATTAAGCATTGGAACACCATCATCGTGCTCAAATGTGAAGACAGCTCGTTGCAACAAGTTATTCAAAGCATGCCTGCCACAAGAAGCCATCATGTCCTGATGCTCGAAATAAATACCGGAGTCGGATTCTTTTCTTTTTTTACCTTCTTGTACACTCTTCTTTGAAGTAGAACTTACATTCGGTACCGGATTAAGATCGGCCCCAGAAGCTGCATCCGGTTGGATCAATTCGCCTATTACCGAAACATGCTTGTCATTCAATTCAAATCGATGTCCAATGACCTTTACTCGAACCACTGCGTCCGACCGAATAGAATTGAAATACTTGTCCGAGTCCGACGCGTGATGTTCTCGAAGAATGTATACGATTACCGGATTTACTACCGACGCGCCATTGATTCCGGCAAGGATGCCCGCACTAGTTACAGATTTTACGCGGCATACTAGAATCGCGCCTTCGCATGGCAGAAATACCGAGCACGAGTAGGCAACATCAAATACTACATTAGGTCCTTGAAGCAACCCGCTGGAGTGCGATAATATTTTACACGTGTTCGGGTGAACAAACCCATCCACCGTGCATTTATTCTCGATCTGGGTAGAAATATAAGTTCGAATCATTTGCGTAATACTTCCCTTTGCAGCATGACTGCTTACTTCAATAAACGGAATCGTTACCTTTTTAGAAGTCAAACACTCCGAATAACAATTTGAAGACGATATATCCGATGCTTCCATTGAACCTGGACCTGATTGTTGCTGTTGCTGTTGCTGTTGCTGTTGTTGTTGTTGTTGTTGTTGTTG